CTCTACATAATCAAATGCGTATGGCAAGTGCGGTATCAGGGGTTCTACAGCTTCTATCGGCGTTGGATAGTAATCACGTTCAAGTCTTTCGTAATCACTACGCTTTCCCATATAGTTCACTCAAACGCTTCAGAGAGACAAACTCAGGGTCATAAACCCCATTAGAGATGTTACGCTTGATTACAATACCCTTCCACCAGTCTAAGTTAGCCTGCCCAGCCCAAGCCTCTTCTGCACCCTTGAAGCAACCTGCCACAAGACCAATGGCACCCGCAGCATCCTTAAACTTCATGTCACGCTTATGTGAGTGACCACAAGTAGAACTCTTGAACCTGAGGTTAAGCAGTGAATTAGCATGGTGCATGCCACTCAGTGCTGTCCCGTAGTTACCAGAGCTGAAGTAATGAGCATAAGATACGCCATCATATTCAGCAATAGCTGGGGCTGAATTGTGATACTCGTGGTACTCATCGAACCAGTGCTTAGTCTGCAAGTGAGAGAATGAGATACCATACTTGGACCCTTCTAGTCGTGGGTCGTGAGCAAGCGCCTTCTTGATACGGTTCTCGTGGTTCCCCTCAAAGCCAAAGTAAGCTGGTTGTTTACGTCGATGATACTTGAACTGCCAACGCATACGCTCCATAGCGTCATTGTACACCTCAATATCCTTCTCGTAGGACTGACTGACGATAGCCTGTGGGTAGCGTGTGTCATAGGAGTTCAGGGACTTCATGTCGGCCCCATCCCCTAAGTCAACGACATAATCAGGTTTAAGGTCGTATAGGAACTTGCCTAGTATCTCGAACCTGTCGTTACTAACCTGCGGGTCTGTGTGTGCGCAGCTAAAGACCACTGCTGTTTTACCTGTCATATTAGTCTAACTCCAATAGTGTGACTTTATTGTCACAATCTCTTTGTGTCCCAGAGGGCATCTCCGTAGCCTTTCTTGTAGGCATCTTGAGCCTCTACCTTACACTGGTAAATAGTAGCCCAGATACGAGCTGCATTATCGTGCTTGTCGATCTCTTCTGCGGTGTAAGGCTTACCCTTTGCAGCAGTGGCTTCATTTACTCTGTTTAGCAGTTTCATATATCCAGCCCTCAGGGATCAACTTGTCGTCATACAAGAAACCATTTTTGTCGCACCAGTCACCATAACTGGTCTTTGACCCCTTGCTGATCTTAGCCTTACTATTGCTGAACACAAACCTGATGTCAAGGTGGGGATGCTGCTGCTTAACCAATAAGTGTTTCTTACGATCAGCAGCAACAAACCTACCCTTACTTTCGATTATGATACCATTAGAAAGTTTGAAGTCAGGCGTGTATGTTCTCGTTTCGTTAACTGCATACTTTAACTTGAGCTTCTCATACTCGAATGGGACACCTAAACTCTTTAACTGGCCGGAGATACGATCTTCTAGGCCAGAGCGGTAACCGTGCTTTAGTCCTGCACTGGTGGTTCCCAGATTTCTCCCTCGTGTCGCCTTAGCCAAAGCAGTCTCCCATTCTCAATAATCCGATCTAAGTTGCCATCGTATGCCTTTACGACAGCTTCCCAGAGTTCGTCCTCATTACTACAGTCTGCCAGCAGCTTCTCAGCCTTCTTAGGTCCGATACCGTGGATACCTACAATGTTGTCAGCACGATCCCCTGTGAGCAGTTGTGTGTAGAAGAAGTGTGTCCCCTCGAAAGGCTCTACCTTTTTCCACTCGTTCCTACCGAAGTTGAAGTGCCAGCAAGGTAGTTGCAGCATGTCCTTATCAATAGAGGCGACAACACAATCATAACCTAATTCTGCTGCACCCTTAGAGATGAGGTCGTCTGCTTCCTCGTTAACGCTAACAACAGCACTATACTTGTCGATCAGATGTTCCCTAGTCGTACCAAGATGAACAGGTTTTTCTGTCGTGGCCCTGTTACCTTTGTATGGGTGTGACTTTGCTACATCAAACCTAAAGTTAGTGCTGCCAGTAAGATATACCTGAAAGTCTTGCTCAGAAGGAAACGGGAGGTCAATCGTTTCATTTAATACATACTCCATGAGTTCATCGACCTTCCCGATAGCATCCTCAGGGAAAAGGTCTTGAGTAGCAAAGGCTGCTCTGTAAGCTACAATGTCTCCGTCTACTAAAACCTTTCCCTTAGTCATACTAAAACTTCCCGAATGTTACTTGACCATCGTCCTTTTCAAAGCCTACGTCAGTCACATAATCAAAGCCTACACCCTGCATTACCGACAAGAACAAAGCTGAGATTTGAAACAGGTCTTCCATGTTGTCTCGACTGAATGAGTAAACCCCATCCCAACCGTCATAATCTTCCGTGGTCTCTACGGTAACTGTAATTTTCATTACGCAGCCTCTCCTTCATCAACCATAAACAATTTGTCGTCTGCACTTGGACCAGAGTTCTCGTAAGCCACATGGTCAGTAACACCGATAGCCTCAAGTCGAACGCCAGCACCGTCAGAGTAGGTAGAGAACTGGACCTTAGCGGCTGTCCCGTTACCCAAGGCACCATCATCCCCCAACGACCACCAAGCCTTGTTCTCAGCTCCGTTAGTCAGGTTGACGACCTTTGGTTGCCCACCGAAGTCTACCTCTGTCTCTTTACCATTCTTGTCGGTGAATGTCATTTTGTGGTCATGGAAGCGTGTCAGCTTGATGAACTTACCGATACCGAAGTTGTTACCCTGCTTGATACGGTCATTGCCCATTGGCTTAGGGTCTAGACCAGCTTGCAGCAACTCTTCGATCTGAGCTTCATCTGTGAAGTATGCATTGACTACATACTGACCGTTAAACTTCTTTGCTTTCTTAGCAGCGTTGTTGTCGTCGCCACCCATATCTCGGTTCTCTTCAAACACCTTTGGGTATTCGAGGATCATATCCATTGTAAACTTAGCCATGTCGGGTTCCTTTGTTTAAGCTGTAGGGTTTACAGCACTGTGTTGGTAATATACTATAAGTTCATTTTGACGAATCTGTAACACTGATTCGCTAACTTATTTACTCGTTACTGAAGAAGGTCACATAGTGTTGCATAAAAGACTCAGTTGGATTTAGTGGATGTCCGCGTAAGTCTTACCGAACTGCACATCAGTCCCAAGTGGGACGTTCAGCTTGACCCTCTTGTTCAGGATAACAGCAGCATCGTGCATGATCTTCTCTACGTTACCCTCGTCACCTTCCTTAACCAGAGCGATGATCTCGTCGTGGAACTGGCCCACAGATTTGATACCGTTCTTACGACAGACAGCAACCCAAGTATCAAAGCAGTAGACACCTGTGCCTTGGTTCAAAGTGCTGAACCTGTCCTTGTCACTACGCAGGCTATACCAGAAACCAGAGACAGGGTTCTTTAGCCACATCCCCCCGAACAACTCCCTGACCTGTAGTGTGCTGGCAACCTTCTCAATAGCCCAGTTACGGGACCAGAAGGCGTCTAGCAGGGTCTTAGCCTCGGACTTGCTCATACCCGTCTCACGGGCCAGCTTAGGCGCTCCTACACCGTATGTGGCGCTGTAGTTGACCACCTTGTAGTTCTTGCGGAGTGCCTTGAGTGAACGCTCACCTGAATTATGCTTGTCGATGTCTTCTTGAGAGATGACACCAGCGTGTAGTGCCAAGTCAAGGTGAGGGTCAAACCCTTCCTTGCTCATCTGTTCCACATACTCAGGGTCGAGTGGCTTCATGTAGTGTCGTTTGGTCGTGTCTTCCAAGCTAGTCATGTCAGCACCAGCTAGGACGTAGCCATCGGGGCAGGTAAGGCACCCACGGATCACATCACCGTAAGGCTTGTCTACGCTGGGTAGGTTGACCAGAGGCTTCATGTGCTTGAACCTGAATGTATTCGTCAGGCCAGCCACCGTAGCTTGTAGGTAGCCATCAACGTGACAGTCTAGGAACGACTTAAGTATTCCAGCACGATGAGTAAGCACGGTAAGGCCATCCAGCAGATCAACAGCAGGGTCCATACTGACAAGTTCCTTGACACTCTTGCAAAGGTCTCCGTCATTACGGACTTGTTCGATTTGTCTTTCATCGCCTGTCTTCTTATCCCTGATGAACTTATACGTTCGTGGTTTCCAACCTAAGCTGTACAGCCAGTCCTTGACTTGGTCGTTACTGTTTGGGTTGCCCCGTTCTTCTCCTGTCTGGACAGTTAGGCTTTTTGCGGAGATTGGCATCTTATTCTCCGCACATAGTGCAACCCACTTCTCACCGTGAGAGGACAACTCGCCATCTTTCTTGTGCATGACCTTAGGCTGGGTAGCCACACGGGTCAGTGCTTTCTTTGGCATAGCATCAGCTAGTTGCTCTACCTTCTCTTCTTTCAGCCTGATGATTTCGTCGTAGGCTTCCTGAGCTTTATCTACATCCAGTTTCCACCGAAGGTCTTCTTGCTCTCTGGCACAGTCTAGTTTGAACGACAGATAGTCTACCAGACGATCTTTCTCCAGAGGGTCTTGGTAAAGTTTGTTCAGCTTAGTATCAAGATCACGCCACAGACGGTTGTTGATCTTAACGTCCTCATCACATCTGTGTGCATACTCTTGTGGTGTCAGGCTGTTCCAGTCCTTGATAACAGGCTTAGGGATGCCGTAGTCAACACCATACCATTCGAGACCATGCTTTAGTCTGTCGTGGTGCAGATACCAGCTAAGGGCTAGTGTGTCGATCAGACGTGCCTTTACCTTAATACCCAGTACTTTTTCCACTGCGGGGATGTCGAAGCGGATAATATTATGCCCTACTAGAACTTCTGTCTCAGTAAAGAACTTTCGCATCTCATCATAGTCGTGTGTGTGATGCACTTCTTTTCCATCGTGTGAATAAGACAAGACATGAATCTTGGTCAACTCATCTAATAGACCGTCAGTTTCAATGTCGAATACTGTCATTTTACGGACACCCCATAAGGTTTGATATTTTTATGTTGTAGCAGTCTGCCTTAAAAGTAAACTTATTGTCGGGGTCGTAATCCCCTCTCTTATGAAACTTTGCGTCTTGGAAATAGAGGGACTTTTCATAAAACCCAAGTACCCAAGCAACAGACAGGTCGTTCTTAACCCTTACAAATGCGTAGTAGTCACACTTTTGTTTAGTGTTGAACGCCGCTACGCTGCAATCATAGTTTTCTCTGGGTGCGTAATTAGTACGCTTTGTCTTTACATCTACGGTTTTACCACTGGGTAAAATTAAGTCGTAGTCATATGTATTAGAGTGAGAAGACCCAGTAATATCTGAGACAACCACTTCTCCGATAAAACCCGCTAAATTGCCATCCCCTCCCGTAATAGAGTTCTTTAATTCACCAAGGTCTTCAGCAAGTTTTTTTGCACTTTCTATGTGAAAACTTGTAATATTCACTTCAATCATCAATTATACCTCTTGTAGTGTAAACGTATCAGTACTAAACCGCATCATACCTGCTTTACCTTCTTCAGAGCATGGTCGGTTCTTCTCAATAGTCAGGTGTGTAGTGTTACGCTCTTGCAAGTCTGTAGATTCCTTGTCACGCTTCAAGTCAATGATGACTGATGCCCGCTGCCCGATCATACGACAATACTTCATCTGACCATCATCGTTAGTGTGGGCGATAGTAACGATACCCACGTTCAACTCAGCGGACAGCTTAGACAATCGCACAGACAAGTCAGCCAACATCTGTTCCTTGCTTTCCTCTGACGACCCAACAAGTACATCTTGGATAGGCTCAAAGAACACGAACTTAACACCACAAGCGACAGCAAAGTATCGTATCTGGTCAATAAGATCATCAGCACCTTGACCGTCACTCAGGTAGAACTGGTAGAAGTTCTCATCCTTGGTCAGCTTACCGATAGCCTCAATGACACGATCTTCAGCACCCTTTTCTTCAATTAAGTCACGCCGTGTCAGGTTGTCGTTACACTCGTAAGACACAAGGCCAAGCAGTGACCTCAACTTAGTCTCTTCCAAGTGCCATGCAGCAATAGGGACACCACGCTTCAGCATGTTGTATTCCAAGAACCGCATCACCTCTGTCTTACCAATGCCTGTAGGTGCCTTGATAACTGTGAAGTGACCCTGCATCAAACCCAAGATTTTGTCGTCTAGTGCTTGAATACCTGTAGGGATAAACTGATGCTCAGGCGTATCCTTGTACAACGACAAGAAGTCCTGTGTGCTGTTCATCACATTCTCAGGGACATACTTCCGTGCGTTCCACCATGCGCTCTTGAAGTCTGCTGCCTTACCTGCCTGTAGGAACTCATTAGCGTCCTTGTAGGGTCGATGGTCAACACGGTAGACCTTGTTAGGGAACAGCTTAGACACACGATCAGCAAGAGAGTTACCAGCATCATCATTGTCAACTGACAGCACGATCTTATCGAAACTGTTGAGCCAGTCTGCACAGTTCTCCCAGAGCTTCTTAGAGGGCGTAGCAGAGGGCAGTGACACTACTGGGTTGGTGTAACCGCTCTTTAGCATCTGAGCCACTGACAGGGCGTCCAGTTCACCCTCAGTGATGGTTACCATCTTAGAGCTACCAGCAGTGAACAGGTTCATACCGAACAGCTCGTCCCCCTTGAACCCTGCCTTGGCGTAGAAGCCTTTCTCTGACAGGTTACGGACTTTAATTCCGCCGGACGGGTATACATACTCTTGACGGTTGTCGTAGGTCAGTACCCCGTAGTCCTCCATCGTCTTGGTGTTGATGCCACGCATGTTGACATATTCACCATCTGATACATCCTCGATCAGCTTTGGTGTGAACGACATAAAATTATCACCTCTCTTTGTCGGGTATCTTTCTTCAGCCCAATCGAATTTCTTTCCACCGGACGGGTATTTTCCATCGCATGAGTGACACTTACCGTAACCCTCGTCGCTGTAGCTGAAGGCGTTGGATGAGCCACACGACACAAATGGACATGGTTGATGTGGATGTTCTGCCATGTGAATCCTCTCTCTAACTTAAGTTATAACCTAAGTTATACTACTTGTTGTTATTACTAGTAGGTGAATAACTTAAGCTATAACTTACGTTACTCCTACTTACTTATAAGGTCATTCTGCGAAACCTGTAACATCACGAATTGTTACAGTAAGGCACCCTCTAGCTTAGCTAATGCAGTTTTTTCATGTCGTGACACCCACATCTTGTTAGTTTCAAGGACTTCACCTACCTCATCTTGAGTCATGTCTTGGTAATATCTCATCTTGATGATTGCAAGTTCTGTTGGCGTTAGTGACAACTTTGCAACACTTAGTAGGTAGTCACTGTAGTCCTTGGCCTCATAGGCAATGGCATGGTCATCTGTGAAGATGGTGTCGTTGTCAAGAGATTCAGTCTTGTTCGATACAGCATCCATCAGACTGCATAGGGTGACGTCAGAGACCCCACTGAGGTTATCTAGACCGTCACCCCCAGAGATGGCATTAGAAGCCGCCCTAGAGGCCCATGTGCAGGGGATAGACACTGCCTTGACCTTGATGTTCACATAGTCATTCATTGCCCTACGAGCCGCACCTACAAGGTCGGACTTATTAGTCTTACCAGCTTCACGACACTCATAACAGGCAAGCATACCCTCGCTCACTAAGTCTTCATACTGGTCCTTACTACGATAGCGATTAGCCAAACTCTTGCACAAGATGTGTAGTTCATCGTCAGTCATCAACCTCTCCCTCTTGTGACAGTTCTTCTTGTCGTTT